CCGTCAACGAAGTCCTCGAAGGACATAGAAGTGGCAGAGGATGGAATGAAAGCGGAAGTCTGAGCGGTGGTCACAGTGTTCTCCTTGTTGTTAGTCTCAGGTGAAGTGGCGGGCTCGTTGTACTCTTCGAGGTATTTGAAGGTGAGTGCGACCTCGTGAACGAGCTCATTAATACGCTCTTCGGAAATGTGGTTGAGGGTATGCTTGTCGAGCGAATCGAGACCCTCGGATGCGTATTGCTCGGCATCGTCGATGAAGCAGTGACCCTCGTAGTGGGTGTCGCCGTCGGCGATGGCGTTCTCAACGGAGCCAAGGGCGTTCGCCATAGCCTCAACAGCCTTCTTCTCAGAAGTAGTCTTACCAATGTGCTCAGCGATAGATGAGAAGTGGAATTCGGTCGTAATGTCCATTGCAGTGTCCTTTCGAAGTCGTTGTTAATTCCCTGCAATACTATTCTCGCTAGAAAAGGCCTTATTTCTAGAGCCTAGTCGCCGTTCCTAGCACGCTGCCAGCTCTACGATGAGACCATCCACGTCCTCCAAGAGCCTGTTCCACTTTCCTTCCCTGGCAAGCTTGTTGGCATATTTATAGGCACTCTTGTAGTTCACGTACGTCTTACGAATAGTTCCGTCGTAGCTCTCCACGATGTAGTTGCCGCGCTTCATGGTATCCTTCATTTCCGTTTCCTTTCTATCGTTCTTTCGAAGTTGTTGTCGGATTTCTTGACAACACTATTATCCCTCGAAATTGTTCAACTTTCATCGGGAATCTTGAAAATAATAAAAATATTTTCGAGAGATGTTGTTAATGTGGTAAAACAAGAAAATGTGTTAATGTATAAGAAAATATAATGAAATTGATAAGGTAATCTATAAGAAAAAGAGCGATAATAAATAAGGAGTATATATTTAAATATATTTAAATAATAGGAATGTGGTGATAATGACGACTAACAGGGAGAATGGGAAGACTAAGGCTTCGAAGAAGGTCTCTGAATCTAAGAAAAAGAAGCCTAAGTATTCCAAGAACAACCCACATACTAAGCATATTGAAGACCCTGAACATTGGACATACTGGGGAACTCCTCGTTGTCAAGGACGCAATCCTCGAACAGGCAAACAGTGCACAAAGGGTGCAACGGTGGACGGCAAATATTGTGCCGTCCATACTAACATTGAGGAAGCAGCAGCTAAGGGCGGTTACCACAAATTCGATGAGAAGGCTCCTCAAATTGTCGCACTCGTGAAGCAAGGATACACGTTCACCACTGCTTCTGCTCGTGTGGGACTGAATCCTCGTACGATCACCGAGTGGCGTCGTCGTGGCAAAGAGGAAATGGCACGAGGACAAGAAGGTAAATATGCCAAGTTCTGGTGTGACCTGGAAGAGGCTCGTATCTTCGCATGCTCTCTGGTTGAGAACGCTCTGTTCTCTGCTGCTATCAACGGCAATGTCTCAGCCATGATCCGATACCTCGAATGCCGTATGCCTGATGTGTGGAATGCCAAGCGGGTAATGGAGATTTCCGTCGAGACCAAGCACAAGCTAGACGTGAATTGGCAGGTAGATGTGAAAGCCCTAACAGATGAACAATTACGTTCCAAGGTGAAAGAAATTGCACAAGCTGTGGAAGTGACTGTGGGAGATCATGTGGATGATGCGGCACTTCCTGCTTTACCTGTGGCTGCTGAGGTGGTGGAAGATGCCCAAGCGTAACAAAGTCGTCTCGCACGTCGGGACAAAAGCTCCAGAAGGTCTTCCCACTCAGTTGTCCGAGGGAGACAAGACCCAGCCTCTCGATATCAAAGACGTGCCTAATATGCTCGGTCAGCTCGAATGTATCCGACAGGAGCTTGCACGTCGCCATCTCCTCGACTACACATTGTACATGGACGAGAGCTACAAGATCGGACGCCATCACAGGCTCATTGCAGCTCAGCTCGAAGCGACCATCAATGACGTAGTCGCTATTCACGAGGGACGCATGAAGGAATCAGAGAGCGATAATCTGCGCGTTATGATCTTCATGCCCCCTCGACACGGTAAGTCTCGCCTCGTCTCCCAGGAGTTCCCTGTGTGGGGCATGGGCAACCATCCATGGATGACGTGGATGCTCACGTCCTACTCGGCAGACCTCGCTCAGGAATTCGGTCGAATGACGAGGAACAAGATGAGGGACAGCGAGGAACTGTTCGGAGTCAAGCTCGCAGAGGATGCTGCTCGTGCAGACCGATGGGGGCTCGAAGGGAGTCATGACAATGGCATTGTCGCAGCGGGTGTTGGTGGCGCTATCACAGGTAAGGGTGCCCACATTGCCATCATCGACGACCCGATTAAGAACTACGAAGAGGCTAGCTCTGAGACCGTGAGGCGTTCTGCCTACAACTGGTACCAGACTACGCTGCGCACTCGTCTGGCTCCAGGTGGTGCAGTGATCGTAGTTATGACTCGTTGGCATCAGGATGACCTTGCAGGACGCCTGTTGGCGGATATGGAGAAGGGTGCGGACAAGTGGAAGGTGCTGAGCCTTCCAGCTCTGGCAGAGGGTACCGACCAGCTCGGTCGTTCTGATGGAGAGGCGCTGTGGCCAGAGATGTACGACGAGATATCGCTGAATCGTACGCGCATCGCCATGGGCAGCTACATGTTCAACGCCATGTACCAGCAGCATCCCAGTCCTCCCGACGGCACCATGTTCCGTAGGAAGGATTTCAGGTATTGGGAGCTCATCGACCACACGTATGTGCTGCACAGGGACACGGGAGACGAGAGGTTCGTGCCTGAGCAATGCTGGCACTTCCAGACCGTCGATCCGACAGCCTCTGCCAAGACCACAGCAGACTGGTTCGTATGCAGCACGTGGATTGTCACTCCAAAGAACGACCTGCTTCTTTGGGATGTGTTCAGAGCGCAGATGGAAGGTGCTGAGCAGCCTAGGCTCCTGCTTGACCAGTACAGACGTTATATGCCCACGTGCATGGGCATCGAGGTCAACGGTGTTGGTCGTCCCGTCTTCCAGATGTTGCGTAATGCAGGTGTGCCTGTGATGGAGCTGAATGCCACCAAGGACAAGGTCACCAAGGCTATCCCCATGGGTGCTCGCTACGAGAGCCACAAGGTGTTTCACCGTATGGGGGCTGCATGGTTGGGAGACTACGAGGATGAGCTCGTTGGTTTCCCCATGGGTGCCCATGACGACCAAGTCGACACGGCATCCTATGCTGCTATTCTCACTCAGGAGCTCGCCAGTCGTAGGACTGGTGCTTCACTGGTCGAGCTCGACGTACCAAACATCATCTCACCAGTGTAGGAGGTATCTGAATGGCAATGGACAAGAATCATCCGCTCCTGAAGATCGCCAATGGGCTGAGCGGTGGACAGCTTAACAGTCTCAGCGAGGCTGTCGAGCTGTACGGCAACATAGCTTTCACCGAGCACAGCAACAACGAGCTGCTGCAGGAGCGTATCGCTGAGCTGGAGCTGGCTCTGGATGACGTGAGCTACGAGCGCATCGGCAGCTCTACGCTGAACCGCCAGTTCACCAAGGCATCAATCGACAAGATTGCTGCTATGGCGAGGGTGTACTGGCTGAAGAATCCTCTGGTCAAGCGAGCCGTGGCGACTCAGGCGAACTACGTGTTCGGTCAGGGTGTCGACGTGGTAGCTGTAGACGATGACATCCAGTCTGTCATTGATGCATTCATGGACGACTCCAAGAACAAAGCTGAACTCACAGGCGAACAGGCTATGCTGGTCAAGGAGACTGAGCTCCAGGTGACTGCGAACCTGTTCTTCACCTTCTTCACAGACCCGCTCAACGGTGCTACTCGTGTGCGCACCATTCCGTTGAACGAGATTACCCGCATCATCTACAATCCCGAGGACAGCAAGGAGCCGTGGTACTATTTCCGTCAGTGGCAGCAGCCTAAGGAGGCAGGCTCGCAGAAATACGAGACCCGACAGGCAATGTACCCAGACATCAACTACATGCCTCAGGGAGGTCTGCCTCGGTACTTCAACGGCATCGAGGTCATGGCTATGAATCCCGTGTACCATGTGAAGACGAACTGTCTGTCTGACATGGAATACGGTGTGTCCGAGATCTACGCAGCCATTGACTGGGCTAAGGCGTACAAGGAATTCCTTGAGGATTGGTACACCATTGTCAAGAGCCTGTCTAAGTTCGCATGGAAGGCTACAAGCAAGTCTGGTGCCACGGGCATGGGACAAGCTAAGCAGGTGCTCGAAGGAGCCATTAACGGTGGTTCTAACCCTATGAATGGTGATTTGCCTGGGCAAGCGGCTCAGGTGTGGATGTCCTCGGACAATTTCGACCTTACACCCATGCCGAAGAGTGGCGCTACGGTGGCTGTGGACGATGGTCGTCGCGCTCTGCTGATGGTGTGCGCTGCAACTGGTATTTATGAGCACTACTTTGGAGACCCCAGCACAGGCAATCTTGCTACTGCCAAGGCGATGGAGCAGCCTATGCTTCTCATGTTCCAGGAGCGTCAGGAGCTATGGACGGACATCTTCAGCACGGTGCTGGGCTACGTTATCGATCAGTCTGCGCTGAAGCCTGGTGGTAAGCTCAAGGGTGTCCGCTCGTTCAACGACTATGGTGAGTCCTATGTTGACACAGGCGAGCTTGACCGTACGTTCGACGTCAAGTTCCCGCCTATCCTCCAGGAGGATATCAACGAGCGTATCGATGCTATCGTGAAGAGTGTGACCCTGTCTGGTCAGACACCTGCCAACACCATCGATCTCAAGACTGCTACCACCCAGCTGCTCACTGCGCTCGGTGAGGACACGGACATCGTGGACAAGCTGTTCCCTGATGAGCCGAAGAGTTGGGGCGAGGTCGAAGAGGAGAAGCAGCAGAAGGCTCTCGAGATTGCCATGGGACAGCAGTCCGCTGCAGACCAGCAGGCAGCTCAGGCGGCTAAGGCTGCAGGGGCAATCGACGGTGCCAAGAAGAACGGCGACGGTATCAAGAACGCCAAGACTCCTAAGGATAAGGCAGACAAGGCTGCTGGCGAGGTCGAAGAGTCGTACATTCAGCTGCTTGACAACATGGTAGCTGAGCTTAGGGAGAAGGGTGTCTAATGTCTGAATGGAGGCATCACCAATGACAGAACCATACGGCACCATAGCCAAGTATCGCAATGTATTGGCTATTAAGAAGCACAATGCCATCATTCAGCCGTGGGCTTCTGCTATGGCTCTTGATGTTGCAGCTGTGTTCTGGGCTACGTGGAAGGGGATTGAAGAGCGACTGCCTAAAGGAGATGAAATCCTCGAAGCGGAAAAACCTCGCGATTCCCGTGACCTAAAGAACAAATATAGCGCGATAATAAGGGTCGAGGTCAAGCGACACTCCGCAGAATTGCAGCGTGTAATCGAGAATTACATCTATCGAGTGTGGCTTGCAGGTGCTGTAGAGCAATGCCGTGACCTCGGGTGCACCGGGTGGTTCTTCTCATCCCTGTCGAAGTCGTCAACTTCATCTGAATCCGCCAGTGCACCCGATGGTACCTCTCTTCAGGAGGCGCCCAGAGTCCGCAATGTTAAGGCGGATAAGTCTGGATGGGTGTCACTTCCTAACCTCAGAGCACAAGAGTACGCTAAGAAGCATGCTGCAGAGGCTGTAACGCAGATCAACGACACCACTCGCAAGGAGATTGCGCGTATCGTCTCTAATGGTGTCAAGTCTGGTGCATCTTACAACGATATAGCCAAGGCTATCAAAGACAAGTTCGAGGAATTCGCAGTCCCGATGTCCCAGAAGCATGTGTCGAATCGTGCTGTGCTGGTCGCTGTCACAGAGCTAGCGAATGCCTACTGCGAAGGAAACGCTCAGGTCGGCAACTACCTTCAGGACAATGGCGTTAAGATGATGAAGGCGTGGCAGACGCTTGAGGACGACCGTGTGTCTGATGGCTGCAAGGAGAACGAGCGTGTCGGCTGGATACCGATTAACAAAGAGTTCCCCAGTGGTCACATGCATCCGCCTCGTTTCCCAGGATGTCGATGCGACTTCCTTCAGGACATTCTTGAAGAAGACATGCTGGGCAAGCCGATCGAGGCTCTGTACGGTAAGCAGTACACAAACAGTACTGTTAACATCACCAAGTCTGCTGCAAAAAGCGAAAAGACTAGATCCTCTGTCAGTCTCGGCAAGATAAAATCGGACACAGCTTTAAAGCAGTACGATGAGAATGGCATGCTCGAATTATATGGCTCAGCAGAGTACATGAACATGACTCCGTCTGCACATGATTCGTACATTGAGGCTTCTGAAAATGTGAAGACCTATAAGGATTTTGAGTCTTACTTGAAAAGACATGGCTTAGAGCTTGACACTTCCACAGACAGTCTAAAAAAAGATCGCTACGATTCCGATTTGCCGAAAGCCGTGAAAGGACAAGTGGATTTAATTATCGCTGCAATTGAGCAATACAGCGAACTCGGTGGATTGTCTCACCTTAAAAAAGTCCATATATGGGACAAAGATCTAGAAGTTCAAGGTCAATACGTCTACAATGCTTTGGGCGAAAATGATCCTGAAGCTTATGAGATTTTTTTCAGGCAGGGTAGTGTCACACCACATCAAGTTATGCATGAATTTGCGCATGCATTTGCAGATAGCATGAAGCCTGATGGCTATGACTGCGTATCGTGGTCTGCTAAACTGAACGATATGGCGAATCTCAGTGGAGACGCAAAAGCGTATATGGGTGCTGCGACAGACGTATATGAAGCTGAAAAATTCGCAGACAACTTCTCATTCGCCTTTACGGCAGGTGGGAAAAACTTCGAAAAAAACACCCAGTTCTATTATAGCGTGATGGATGTTCTTAGGAGATTGAAATGACGACTGGATGCACCCTAAAAAGACTGGGAAAGCCTCGTAAAAGTCAGAGCGCAGAAGACGACTGGGACATTATTAAGCAGCCAATCTGCCGTAGATGCAGACATTTTAAAGGCTTTACCTCAGGTGGTAAGCCGTACTGCAAGGCATTTCCGAGCGGCATTCCCAACAAGTTTTGGAATGCTAAGGTCGATCATACCACGCCATACACAGGTGATGGTGGCATTACATTTGAGCCTTAGAGCAGTTAAAGCCCACTATTTCAGATGGAACTTAGCTTTCTCGCCTTGTTACTAGAGAGATAATTCTTCAAGAACGTGCTGCGCATGCATGGAAAAGCACTCGCAGCACGTTTCTTTGTAAGAATGTGTGGCTTGACGGGAGGTGAACATGGATAACATCACATTCTTGGGCTCATTGCTCACTGAAGCAGACAAAGCTGTAGGCAAGTACCCTGTCAAGGTCATTCAGCCTGGTTGGGGTTCTTCTGGCTACTATTCCGAGACCGTTCTTGCAGCTTCTGCACAGCTTTTTGAGGGTGCGCAGATGTTCTGGAACCACCCAAAGTCCTCCGACAACTACGAGCGTCCTGAGCGAGACCTTCGAGATCTCGCAGGCGTGCTCACGAACGTCCGTTATGAGGAGACCAATGCGAATGGTGCTGGCATCTACGGTGATGCTACCGTGTTCGAACCTTTCCGTGAGACTCTGAACGAGATCGGACCATACATTGGCGTGTCTATTCGCGCTGGTGGCAAGGTTCACGAGGGTGAAGCTGAGGGTCGCGCAGGTCTTCTGGTCGAGGAGATTAATCTCGTCCAGTCTGTTGACTTTGTGACTCGTGCTGGAGCTGGTGGCAAGGTTCTGGCTCAGTTTGCTGAGGCTGCACGAAGCCCATACAACGCACTTGAAAATGTAAATGAGGAGGAATCTATGAATCTTGAGGAAGCTCTCAACACCATTGGTGAGCGAGACAACACCATCAATGGTCTGAACACGCAGCTTTCCGAGGCTCAGGGTCAGATTGATACCCTCACCCAGGAGCTTGCACGCCTCAACGAGGCTCATATGCTTACTGAGTGCGGTGCAATCGTCGCTGCAGAGCTGAAGGAGAGCGACCTGCCTGATGTCACCAAGGAGCGTATCCAGCAGGAGGCTGGTAAGTTCATGGCGACTAAGGATGAGGACGACAAGAAGAAGCTCGACAAGGACAAGGTGAAGAAGTCTGTCCAGGAGGCTATCAAGGCTGAAGCTGAGTACATCAGCAAGCTGTCTGGTGGCATTAATGTTACTGGCATGGGCTCCAAGGGTCGTGAGAACGACGATGACCTTGCAGAGGCTGTCGATCTTACCGATGCCTTCAAGGCTATGGGTCTGTCCGAGAGCGCGGCTAAGATTGCCGCTAATGGCCGCTAAGGAGGAAACGAATGGCTAAGAACTTTGTTCAGGTCGGCGAGAACCTGACGCTCCCTGTCACCAAGGACGTTAAGAGCGGCGAACTCGTCCAGGTCGGCGACGTTATCGGTATCGCTCTTACCGATGCCAAGACCGACGACGGTACCAACTACTACACGACCATCGCTACGAAGGGTGTGTGGAACCTGACGCTGAAGGCGACCACTAAGGCTGGTGGCGTTGTTTCTGCTACTCCTAAGGGTGGCTCTAAGGCCGTCCCCGTTGGTTTTGCGCTTGAGGATGTTACGTATTCTAGCACGGATATTGTTGTTCCTGTGCTGCTTTGCCTCGGTCTCGCCTATGGCGCTGCCAACCCTGCTGCGTAAAGAAAGGTGTGAATAATGGCTGAATTTCTTGAGCTTGTAGAGTCTATCAACGCAGAGGCTGCGACTGCGGATAAGCTCTTTGGTGGCGAGGGTGTGCGAATCACTCCTCGTAATAATCCGCAGTACAACAAGAATCTGGCTGAGGCTGCGAATCTTGTCGCAAATCTTGTCCAGCGTGGTAGCAAGCTTGATATGTATCGCTTCCAGGAGGCACTGACCACCAGCGACTTCCCGATCTATTTCGGTGACCTGCTTGACCGTCAGATTCTCGCTTCCTACGCTGAGGCTCCCCAGACTTACACCCAGTGGGCTAAGGTCTCTGAGGTAGCCGACTTCCGTCCTGCCAAGCGTTATGCTGTGGACGGTGGCGAGGCTGCGCTTAAGACCGTTGACGAGCTGGGCGAGTACAAGTCTGTCGATCGTCGCGAGTCTGAGCTCCAGTTCTCTGTGAAGAAGTTTGGTGCTCGTTTCGATATCTCCTGGGAGGCTATGATCGATGACGATCTGTCCCTCCTTACCGATCAGCCTACGCGCTTTGGCAAGGCTGCTCGTCGTACCGAGGAGCGAGAGGCCACCAAGCTTCTCATGAACGACACGTTCTTCTCTTCTGAGAACGACAACCTCATGTCGTCCAATCCGCTCACGGTTCAGAACCTCCAGAAGGCCATCGAGAAGTTCACTGCTAAGGTGGACGACGATGGTGAGCCTATCATGGTCGGTCCAGCCATTCTTATGGTTCCCCCTGCGCTTGAGGTCACTGCGAACAACATCCTCAACGCTTCCGAGTTCCTTGCATGGGACGGTGGCCAGGAGTCCTTCCAGATGCGTACGAACAACTGGCTGAAGGGCAAGCTTAAGCTCGTCGTCAACCACTACCTCCCCGTCCTCGACAAGACGCATGGCTCTGACGCTTACTACCTGCTCGCAGACCCGTCTGCTGCTCGTGGTGCTGTTGAGTTTGCATTCCTCCGTGGTCACCGCTCTCCTGAGCTGTTCATGAAGTCTCCGAATGCTATGTCTGTCGGTGGTGCTTCTGCTGGCGCTATGGCTGGCGACTTCGACCACGATGCCATCGGCTACAAGGTGCGTCACGTCATGGGCGGTACGGCTATCGATCCGAAGTGCGCTCTCAAGTCTGTGGGCGCGTAAGGAGGCACCATGGGACAGTACGCTGACAAAGTGAAGCTGGTTCGGCTTCTCACAGGTGACAAGACTGCTGACGATTACATCTTCACTAACGATGAGATGGAGTCGTTCCTTGAGCTGAGCAACGGCAACGTTTACTATGCTGCCGCTGATGCGCTCGACGCCATTGCCGCCAATGCAGCGTACACGCTCAAGGTGCTGACTATTCTGGATGTTACCACGAATGGACAAGCGACTGCGGAGGCGATTCGAGCTTCCGCAGCCGCTCTCCGTGCTAAGGCAGATGCGGACACAGCTAACACCATTGTGTGTGGCGTAGCTAATTTGGTTACTCCCCAGTTGCCTACGCATTGGCGTCCGTGGTGGGAGGCTCTCGTATGAAACTCTTAGGCGATGGCTGGCAGAGCATGCTGAAAGGCTACTTTGACCACACAGTTACGTTCTACAAGCCGACCAAAGAACAGGATTCCACAGGACAAGTCCTCGATAAGTTCGAGGAAGTAGAGACTCTGACCGATATCCCTTGTGCAGTGGGCAATCGAAACCTGGCTAAGACGAGCAATACTCAGTCCAGCTATGGTTCTGAGGAGGGATTCGTTCGCATCCTCATCGCAGATGCCCATCCAGAGATTAAAATCGGCTGGAAAGCGGTCATTGACCACATGGACAGTGAGCCGTATCTCGTCCAGGAGCGTACTCCTAACCAGTCAGCCGACGTCAGCGAGATACCTGTAAGTAGGTGGTATTAATGGCTAAGAACACACCTGGAGTGAGCGTATATCTCGACTCTGGCAAGATGGCTCAGGTGCTTTCCAAGTTCACTTACATCGGTGAACAGGCAATGCCGACCGAGCTGAAGGCTCTGATGGCAGGAGCGAATACTGTCGTCAACTCTGCCAAGCGTCGAGTGCCGAAGAAGACTGGTACGCTTTCCCGTTCCATCCATATGGAGCCTGAATCTGACAGTGGCGTGCTTGTTGGTACAGACGTCAAGTATGCAAAGTACGTTGAGCAGGGAACTGCTAGGATGAAAGGTCGTCCGTACCTTCAGCCCGCACTGACTGAAAACCGGCAGCGCATTCAGAATCAAGTCCAGAGGGCAATGCAGCAGATGCTTGCCAGTCAAGGAGAATAAATGGCTGATATGGCAACAGCTACACAGTTTGACGTTGGAGAGCTTCTCAGAGGCATCATCATTAGCGACGCTAAGATGTCTTCTAAGGTAGGGTCACGTGTGTATCCTGGCGAGCTGCCAGACACCACCTCATATGAGCCGAATTCGCCAGACCTTCCAGCCATTCACTATTCGCTCGTTGATGACATTGAGGCAGATGCTGCTCCGATTTCTCGCTCCAGCTGGCAGCTCACGGTTGTCGCAAGCACACAGTCTGAGCTCCAGAGCACCTGTGGTGCGCTTAAAGAGCTTCTCCACAGATATAAGAAAGACCGTATCCGTTACATCGAATACGTCAATTCGTCCACAGAATGGGATACTGAGGTCAAAACTTCGTATTCCCCTATGACCTTCAGGGTCACGTTCTACTAGAAAGGATGGTGCAACCATGGCTCAGACTACAGTCCAGCATCCCGAGACTATCCGCTTTGGCTCTGGTCGACTGGAGATTGGTAAGTCTCTCGACAGCCTGGTAGACGTCGGTGCGCTCACTGGCGTCCACTTCACCCACGACCTTGGAGACAAGGTCACTATTACCAGCGATAACGCTGGTGTTATTCTTGAGCGTGCTGGCACCCAGACTGCTCAAGTCGAGGCGAACCTCATGGAGATTAATCTCGACACGCTCGCAGTTTACATGGGTGGCGTAAGCAAGCTTGAGACTGTCGCAGGTTCTCAGCAGACTGTCACCAATGAGGAGCACACGCTCAAGGGCACCACGTTTATTCGACTAGATCACCGCATGGGCGAGGGCAATGCCGTCACCATTGATTCTGTCAAAAAGAAGGGCGGCTCTGCTGCTGTCGAGGGTACAGACTATGTCGTGGCTCTCGACTCTGACGGTTATACCTGTATCGCTCGCAAGAGCGGCTCCTCCGTGATTACAGATGGTTCCGTTGTCCAGGTGTCCTACAAGTATACGCCTGCAGCGTATAAGCGTTTGAGCTTTGGCGGTCTTCAGCAGCTCGATGCTGCCGTCGCTCGCATCACGAACTTCGACAGCCTCGGTCGTGAGTTCTCCATCACGGTGTACAAGGCTACTGCAGATTCTGGCATCGAGATTGAGTTCCAAGCTGACGATGCCGACGAGACGGATGTTGTGCCGATTACCCTTGTGGGTACGGAGGACACTTCCCGTGCTGTTGGTGACCAGCTGTTCGTCATCGAGGACCACCAGATGTAGTGCTTTAAAGCGCAAAATCGTGTCTTAAACGTCGAAAATCGCCTTAAAAACGCGATTTTGCGCCATTATAAACGATTTTATTGGTTAAAAGAGAAAGGCTAACGGCTATGGCTAAGTACCTCAATCTTGACAAGATTGTCCCCGAAGAGCAGATTCTTGAGATCGCAGGACGTCAGTTCGACATCTCTCAGGTGCCTGCACGTAAGACTACTGAGCTCATTCGCGTCGGTGCGTGGGCTACTTCTGACGAAATTAAGAACGATCCGTCCAAGAAGTATGAGGCGTACGAAAAGGAGATGAAGACTCTGCTTGACGTTCTCGGCAATGACCAGAACGGTGAGCCTGCAGACTTCGACTGGGTGATGGACAACGTCACCAATGCCCAGTTCTCTGCCATTCTTGACTTTGTCGCCGAATGTATCCGTGGTGACAACAGTGAGGTGGCAGACGGCGAGACGCCTGCAAATTTTACTCCGAATCGAGCTCAGCGTCGAGCAATGAAGAAGAAGTAGACCTTGGAAGAATATTCGCTCAGGTCTGCCTAGTCTACCATTGGACGCTAGACTACCTGCTTGATTGCTTAACACTGCCACAGGTAGCCTTTTTCTATAACCAAGCAGTGTTGTTCTACAATCCAGATTCCGACCCCAAACCAGACAAGAAGAAATTCCATGAGGTCTACGGGGAAAACGGAACGATTTCTCGATAACGAAAGGAGGTGGCAGACATGCTTCTGGATACATTGATGGTCAAGATTACTGGCGATGCGTCTGGGCTGGGCTCTGCCACCTCCAAGGCTAAATCCGACATCGGAGGTCTTGGAGATTCTGCTGAAGGTGCTGGAGGCAAGTTTTCCACCTTCTTCCAGTCGGTTAAGTCTTCAGCTTTCGGTAATATCATTGCAGACATGGCTCAGACTGCTATCAGCGCTCTGAGCGATTTGTCTTCTGAAGCCATTGAGGCTTCTGACTCTACCCAGAAGTTCACATCGACTCTGAACTTCGCAGGTGTTGACGCTTCAAAAATTGAAGAGCTCACCGCTTCTACACAGAAGTACGCAGACGAAACTGTGTACGGTCTGTCTGACATTCGAAACATCACGGCACAGCTAGCTTCCAATGGCGTTCCCAACTACGAGAAGCTGGCTGAAGCTGCTGGCAACTTGAACGCAGTTGCTGGCGGTACTGCCGATACATATAAATCCGTTGGTATGGTGCTCACCCAAACTGCTGGTCAGGGCAAACTTACCACCGAGAACTGGAACCAGCTGTCAGACGCTATCCCTGGAGCTTCTGGTAAGCTCCAGCAGGCACTGCTTGAAGCGGGAGCTTACACAGGTAATTTCCGAGACGCAATGGCAGCTGGAGAAATCACTGCAGACGAATTCAACGATGCAATTCTGAACCTCGGCCTGACGGACGTTGCACGAGAGGCGGCTACAGCCACCACGACATGGGAAGGCGCATTCGGAAACCTCGAAGCAGCATGTGTTAACTTGATGGCACAGGGTCTTAATCTGATTAAGCCTGCAGCCACCGCAGCCATCAACGGTCTTACCGATGCAATATCTGCCGTACCGAACGCTATTGGCGTTATCGGCAACGTTATTTCTGATATCTCGGACGGCATTGCTGAGTTCGAAACTGAGTCTGGTCGCGTGGCCACTGCTGGAGATGCAGTGTGGACTGCCATTCAGACCATCGGTCAAGCGATGGGACTCACGTTCGATCAAATCAATCCTATTGCGACTTCTGTGGCGAGTTTATTCGATACAGTTCAGACGGCTATCATGAATGTAGGTTCTACGGTTGAGTCGAATATCGCTCCGTTCGTGTCTGCGCTCCAGAATCTAGGAGACACCATAGCATCTAACGTGCTGCCCATGGTGACCGCTATGGTAGGATATTTCTCCCAGGTGGGTTCTACGCTCACTGCAGTGCTGACTCCTGTGTTGAATACTATCCTCCCGATCATTATTCAGATCGGCACGATGATTGTTCAGCATGTTACGAACATTGCCGCAATCATGATGCCCGCAATTACGAATATCTACAACCTGCTCACACAGGTCGTAGCTGCGCTTCAGCCTATTCTCGTCAATGCCATGAATTTTATCATGGGCGTTGTTAACACGGTATGGCCATCTATCCAGAGTACCATACAAGGTGTCATGAATGCTATTCAAGCTGTTGTCTCGACAGTAATGGGCGTTATTCAAGGCATTATTCAGGTCGTTCTTGGTATCATCCAGGGCGACTGGGATGGTGTCATGAGCGGTCTTCAACAGATTGCAAGCTCCATCTGGAACGGTATTGAGGGTGTTATTTCTGGAGCGATTCAGGCTGTTCAAGGTGTGATTTCTTCTGCTCTTGGAGTCATTCAAGGGGTATGGAGCGGTGCTTGGAACGCCATTAGTTCATTCTTAAGTGGTGCTTGGGAGAGCATTAAGAGCGGTGTAAGCTCTGGCATTGATGGCGTTCTCGGATTCATGCGAGATCTGCCTGGACGAATTCTTGGTGCTCTCGGAAACCTCGGTACGCTCCTACTTGATGCTGGCAGGTCGATCATGAAGGGTCTTCTCGACGGTATCACCAGTGGTGTTCAAGGCGTGTTCGACTTTGTCGGCGGTATTGGTAGTACCATTGCCAGCCTTAAGGGACCGATTCCGTATGACCTTAAGCTGTTGATACCGAACGGTCAGGCCATTATGAAGTCGCTCCTTACGGGCATTAACAATGGCGTTACGGGCGTATTTAACAGGGTGGGCGATATCGGAGGAGAGATTGCAGACTCACTCAGTGGCGATTATACTATCCCAGTCGTACCAGAACTGAAGATTGCAGACTTCAATGGCACATTGCCCTCTAATGGGTCTAAGTCGATTATAGATCCTCGCCCAGTTGTGAATGAAGCTCCTGTTGTAAACGTGAAAAACATCATCGTCCGTTCAGATGAAGATTTCGATTCTGCAGCTACCGTTTTCAACAGAAATATCATGCATGAATTGAATTGGAGTCAATATGCCCAATAAAGCTCGACAAATAATCCTAGAGTACGGAGACGACTCCATTGCCATACAAGGAGATCCTTCTATCAAATCCGACTTTTACATAACGGATGAAGGAATTGAAGGGTGGTTTTCGAATCCGACTGCAAAGGTAAGCTCGTCTGAAAGAACGACTGGAGACGGGTCTCACAGAGTGGTTGACTCTGGAGTTTTGTACAATTCCAGAACGGTCTCTTTCTCGGTTTATGTTATCGGGAAAGACAGAACTGAGGTGGTAGACGGCATTAAAAAGCTTCTCTACTATTCTAAGAAAATTGTGAGAATCTATGTGTATGATGCACAGGATTGTACATATTGCGATGGTTACGTCAAATTCGACGTTGACAAATCGTGGGACGTGAACTACGCTAAGGTCTCTGTCACTGTGGTGTGTCAGGATCCTGTACGCCTGTCTAGAGAGGTCTCCTCAGGCTACATGGAGCCGTCGCCAGACCCATCTGGTGGATTGCAATTTGAGGATTCCATTCTTGTTTTTCCCTTGAAATGGGGTAAGCAAACTGTAGTAAACAATACGTGTACAACACACAACAGTGGCACCATAGTTTCTTATCCTATTATCACTGTGTCCGGAAATTTCCCAAACGGATTTTCGATCACCAATCAAGAGACAGGAGAGAAACTGTCTTATTCTGAACCAGTAAACTGGGGATCGCCTATTATAATGAATTGTAGCAAGAGAACAGCGTCTTCAAACGGAGTCGATGTAACAAGGAATCTGTCTGAGAGAGGGTTCCCTTCTGTTCCACCAAAGAGCGATTTGTCTCTGTCTTTTTTGGCGTATGGTGTAGGAACGTGCGAAGTCGTAGTTCATGATTCGTACATTTAGGAGGTTAAAATGTCTGTAGCGTTGGGAGTGCCTCAAAGCAATGCTGGGGTCGGAACTTCAGCACTAGAGATGAGAAAGATCATCGGTAGCCTTTTTGTTAACGTTGGCATCATTGACGGTCTCAGTGTTAAGGGCACATCGTCTCTCTATTATGTTGTAAACAGTGGTGTGGCCGTCTGCAGCAAGGGAGAATCTGACGGTTATACCATAGCATACTGCTCAGGGGGAAACACGCCTTCCGTCCAATCGAACTCTTCTAGTCAGTCGCGCATAGACGCTATCTGGCTGACGTCCCATGACATCCAGAGTGGAGATGGAGACAATCTCGTTACGATTGGTGTGTCTCAGGGAGTTCCGTCGTCTTCTCCCGTGCCACCGAGTATTCCGTCTGATGCGACAATAATCGCATATATGAGGCTTCCTGCTGGGGCAACAAGCACTCAAAATGCCGTTATGACCTCCGAACGAAAATACGCCGTACCGTCTGGAGCTTCTCTTGGTGTTCTTCTTGACAAGACGGATACCTCATACAAGGGAATAAAAGCAGGTTCTGCATATACGTTTGCCAGTGGACAGATCTATGTGCCGACAGACAGACTTTTGTCTGTGAAGTTAACGGAAACCACATGGGCATGGAAACCAAGGACTCACGACTGGATTGGATCTGGGTATGTTGATTGGACACTTGATGGTGTTGTTCAGAGAGCATTTCGTTTCACGAATTACCCAGAGACTCCAACGACAAGCTGCTTCGAAGATTTCGTCGAGGTGTCTGCAGGATTTCACACGATATCTGCTAGATTGTGGGGATCTGACACAAATCCCGCCTCAGATATTTGGCTGGATTATAAAGCTGGTTCGTGGCCAGGACAAAGACTGCTCGTTGTCGATTCTGGAGTGGCAGAATAATGTGGAATTCTTATATCTGTGACACCATATCGGGACTCATGATCACCCCTATAGACCTCCAGAGTTTCTCGTGGCATATGAGTGTGTCTGATTCTTCATTGTCCACCAACACAAAAAGGAACATCGGCGAAAATGGATTGTCTCAGATAAGTCTTCCGTGGGCTTCCGTCCCTTCTAATACACCAGAGGGAAGAAACAGTGTTCTGTATCCGATGAAAAGGTCTATCGTTTTAATGTGGGACGATACGCCTGTCATTTTTGGCACGATAGGATATAGAGTCGACTCTGAAGATTGTACAGATTTTAGCCTCTTGTCCATTCAAGATCTATTGTCAAGTCGATACCTCGTGAGGGAAGATGTATTTGGTAAATCCTATGGAGGAACAACAAACGACACCATTTCTTACAGAAATATGTCTCTCAGAGGGATAGCCGCAGACATCATACAAAAATGCACACGAGAAAAACCTTCTGGGGGACTTCCAATAGATACTCAATACGATGGTGAGGCGGGAAACCACCAGAGGACTTACTACGGTTATAATGTGTCTAACAATGCAGCAGACAAGCTCCTCAACGAGATAACCAATGTCCAAGACGGTATCGAAATGAGGTTTGTTCCTTATAAAATAGGGAACTACATAAGGCTGAGGTTCGAAGCTGGAACAGACAGCGAGCATGAGCTGGTCAATAGCAACGCGAAAAGAACACTCACCTGGTTTTCAAATGGCAGAGGTCTGATTGAAGGATTAAAGGTGTCGAATATCGGACCATCAATGCGAGTGTATGGGACTGGAGCAGGTCAAGACGATTCGACACTTTGCCATCTCGCACAAGACCTGTCTCTCTGCCAAACGAGAGACCCGTGGCCTATCGTAGAGTCTGTTGTCTCTGACACCAGTTGGGACAATATAGACCTCCTAAGAAGGCACTCAGAAGGGACTCTCGAATCTTCAAAGTATCCTCTGTGCCAGATGAAGGGGTCTGTACACATTAACGATTTTGAAGACCAATTTATGGGAATGGTATGGCCAGGAGATCTTATCGACATAGACATCAGAGATCACCCCAGCTTACCAGACGACATCTATACGACAAGGATTCTTCGCATGGAAGGCGACAGCACAGACAAAGTGTCTTTGACATTTAGCGTTATGAAGTCTGTATCCTACTGAGGAAGGGATGAGAATGAACAAACACGTTCTTCCTGGAATGAGCCCCATATATGAAAACATGGCTCGTTCCGTTGTTCAAGCTCACAAAAAGATAAACGGTCAAAATACCGCTCCAACAGGCACCATATCTTTTCACCGTTCAAACGGTTCAAAAGACATATATGGGTCTCTGAACAAAGACGGCTATTCTGTCGCAAAGAATGTCGGAGATACGGTGGCGCCTGGAAGACCTCTAGGTATCTCAGCCAAATCTGTCGGAGGCATTCTGTATGTATCTTGGGATGGGGAACTTGAAGGAGGATTGCCGTCAGACTTTTATTGTGTTCGCGCATATCTGAAGGTGGAGAATAAAATCCACGTAATAGGCGAGCTCACATCAAAGGGAAATCTGTCGTACAAAAGTCTCGGAGAGGGTGTTCAAGGCACCGTATACGCCACAGCTGAGGATGAGACCTGTAACGAAGACGGCACGCCAAATCACAATGTATCTGAAAAGTCGGACGAGATAAATGTTGTCGGCTCGCAGATTCCGATCCAAGGCGTAGATGTCGAGTATGCTCTCGGAAAGTCGCAGACGACGCCTCCTGAGTCTGGTTGGTCCACTACGGCACCAGAATGGCAAGAGGGTATGTACATGTGGCAGCGCACTGTGACGTATACCTCTGATGGTTCTTCATATTCAGATCCGACTTGTATTCAGGGTGCAGCAGGCAGAAACGGTGTCGACGGCAAAGACGGCACAGATGGAACTTCTGGAAGGGGAATAGCCTCCACTGAAGTCAAGTATCAATCGTCGCAGTCGAGCACTACAGTCCCCACAGGAGAGTGGCTTACGGCCATTCCTAGTGTGCAAGAAGGCTGGTATCTGTGGACTCGCACCCAATTTACGTATACAGACTCTACGGTGTCTTACGGGTACTCTGTAAGCCGACAAGGCGCTGACGGAGCAGCTGGTTCCGATGGCAAGGATGGAACAGACGGTAGAGACGGAGCGAACGGTGTCGGGGTGTCGGGATCTGAAGTAAGGTACCAAGCCTCCAATTCTGGCACAACAGCGCCCACAGGATCTTGGTTGACTTCACCGCCATCTCTGGATGCTGGTCAGTATCTGTGGACAAGAACGACCATCACTTATACCGATGGCAAATCTACGGTCAGTTATTCGATCTCTATGAAGGGTGAAACTGGTCCGCAGGGTCTGCAAGGTAAGCCTGGAGCGGATGGTCAGCCCCGATACACATGGCTCAAGTATGCAGATACTCCTACCAGTGGCATGTCTGACCTTCCCGACGGTAAGGACTACATAGGTCTCGCATACAACAAGACTACACCTTCAGAGTCTTCGAACTATTCTGACTACACATGGTCTAAAATCGTTGGCGAACAAGGTCCACAGGGTGTGCAAGGTGAGCGGGGTGTTCCTGGTCCAGCAGGTGAAGACGGTTCCACGTTATATACGTGGATTAAGTATGCAGACAATGCCTCTGGAGGAGGAATGTCTGACAATCCGTCTGGCAAGAAGTATATCGGCTTAGCGTACAACAAGACAGTCCCGATTGAGTCCTACGTGGCTTCAGACTACACTTGGAGCCTGATTCAAGGCGCTGATGGCAAGGATGGAGCAGACGGAGACCCTGGAATCGGCATTAAAGCTGTCGTAGAGCAGTATTATCTGTCCACCAGTAGCACTGCGCAAAGTGGAGGCTCCTGGAGCACGAATCAGCCTGAGTGGTCTAAGGGAAAATACCTCTGGACGCGCTCACAGGTGACGTGGACTGACAATGAAATCACAACCACCACTCCTGTGCTTGCCAAAGCGATTAATAAGGCGAATGAAAATGCAAACGAAGCGATAAACAAAGCTGAAAAGATCAATTACTATTTTTGGACAGACAGTAGTGGCGCTCACGTTACGACCAAACCGAATGATGCCACCACTGGACCGAACATCCTAATCGATGGAAACGGTTTCCATATCCGTCAAGGTAAGGTCGAGACGGCATTTTTCAAGTCTGACGAGATCGGTCTTGGCTCGAATTCGCAGACGTCTGTTATTCGCATGTGCGGAGGACTCGGCGAGATAGGCACAGTGTCGTCTTCAGGCTCGTCCGTTTTGGCATTGTTTGGCGAGTTGGTCGGTCTGAGGGGGAGCAATGGATCTGTCGTAGGCAACAACCTCGCAAACCTTACGCTGACAGATGACGATGCAGTTTTGACGGCAAACGGTAGCATCATATTTAATTCCAAAACAGTGCATGTTGGCACCGACAGTCTGGATTCAAGAGTCTATCTGTATAACGCAAGAGGATGGATTGAGCCTACAGGATCTACTGTCGACGACGCAAGCTCTGGTATCAACATCCACGGCAAAAAGTCTGCAGGTCTGGTTGTCGGTACAGGCACGTCATTTGCAGAGAATTCTGGCATATATCTGCAAAATAGTGGAGGTAAATATGAAGATAGCATCATATCCTTAAATGCTTACAGGTATCTTTTTGGGTCAAATGGAGACTTGGTAAAAAGTAAAGATGTGTATAGGGCTATGCACTTCGAAGACTGGAAAACACTTTACGAAAACTCCACTTATGGCAAGATAAAATATGGGGTGTTTGCAGGAATAGTATTCCTTTGTGGTCGTGTCTCTGGTGTCAACAGGAGCTGGGGTCTCGATTTCCCTATAAAATATTGTCCTGAAACTGGAAGATATTTTCCAGCTACATTGTCTGTAACGGGAGGTACGCCTCCTAATAACACAGCGTCTATATGGCTAGCAGAATACCGTAAAAACGGATCCTCAAAGGGAAACTTGTATATCTATACAAATGGATCCTCATCTGCCAATGAGTTTGTTAATTTCACCGTAAGTTATCCTTATTGTGGGATTTAACATGTATTTAAGGCGTTATAATAAGATTATTCGTAGAAAGGAGAAAGTATGTTCGAGCCTTATTTGATGGGGCAATATCAGTACCCATGGCAGGGTATGACTCCTGCACCAAACTGGCAACCTCAGACGCCTCAGGTCGCTCAGGGACAACAAGTAATCCAAGGCGTAAGATTTGTTAGCGGAATCGAGGAGGCGAAGAATTGTACGATCCCTCTCGGATCTAAAGCGCTCTTGATGGACAAGGAAAAAGATCGATTCTACCTGAAAGAGACGGACGTGACTGGCGTGTCGATCGTCTCCGAGTTTGAATTCAAAAAGGTCGAAGCTGAAGCTCGCCAGGAGTATATCACACGTCAGGAGTTCGAACAACTCTCGGCACAACTGTCAGCACAACTGAAGGAGCAATATGAATCAGTTATTCAACGCACTGGGCAATTCCAGCAGCCCGCTCAAACCCAGCCTAGGGTCGACCCAGCAGCAATCCCCTCTGTCTCAAATGTCCCACTTAATGGAGTTTATCAAGACGACTTCTCCCGAGCAAGCCAAAGCTCAAGTGGAGCAGCTTATCAAGGAACGAGGAATAACTCAGCAGGAGTTTGATGCTGTTAAGCAACAAGCATCTGAAATCGCCAAGGTTCTTGGCATTAAGTAAGCCATTCATTCTGCGCAGAGAATGGACATAGTAAGGTTCTACGAAAGGAGAACAAAATGGAAAACATGAGCTTGTCTGACATCGCTGCTGTCACTCGTGGCAACGATGACGGTGATGGCTGGGGCGGCAACGGTGCCTGGTGGATTATCGTGCTGTTTCTGTTCATGTTCGGTGCTGGCTGGAATCGAGGTGGTGGTGCGAATGGCGAGCCTGTCACTGAGGCAGGTCTGTGCAATGCCATGAACTTCAACAACCTTGAGAATGCTGTTGGTCGTCTGTCTGATCAGAACACCCAGCAGACTATGCAGCTCGGCAACGGCATCTGCAACCTCGGCTACGAGTTGCAGGGCAACATCGGTCAGCTCGGCAAGGAGGTCGCACTCGGTCAGGCGAACCTTCAGCTGCAGGCATCTAACAATGCTGCAGCCGCCTCTCAGCAGCTTGCTACTTGTTGCTGCGAGACTCAGCGTGCCATTGATGGTGTGAACTACAATGCGGCTCAGAACACCGCATCTATCAATGCGAACACGACTGCTGCTGTCCAGAAGGTGCTCGATGCTATCCAGAAGGACAAGATTGAAGCTCTCCAGGGTCAGGTGAACCAGCTGCAGCTTCAGTCTGCTCTCTGTGGCGTTGTCCGTTATCCGAACTCCACCACGTTTACCGCTGGGTACAATCCGTACTTCAACGCTAATGCGTGCGGATGCGGATGTGGAACCACATTCTAATTTATTGCCGTCTATCTTCGGTAGTCCGGGTAGGTGAGGGCGCAAGTCCCCGCCTCCAGGCGTGAAAGGAGCCCATAATGGGTGTTAAGACTATTGGACGTTTTGTCTACGACAGCTCCACTCCAGCTGCCGTTTCTGCGAATGGTAACGTGCCGCTCCCTACGGCGACCGTCTCCAACAACTGCATCAGCTGTGATGGAAGCAATATCACTATCAATCGCTGTGGTGTATACGAGGTTCTAGCGAACTTCACGTACGTCGCTACGGTCGCTGGCGTCCAGGAGACGCAGATGTTCCGCAACGGTAATGCCGTTCCTGGTGCGCATGCCCTCGATACGGTAGCAACCGTGGGAGACAATGTCTCTCAGGCGTTTCACGCCATTGTAACCGTCCCTAAGAACGCTCCTACGGCTACGCTTAACTTCAAGAGCGCGAATGCTACGTCTGTCCGAGTGGCAAACGTAATCGTTGTGAAGGTGGCTTAGAATGAAGCGCATTTCTACGCTGCTCGAACAAATGGGCGATGAGCTTGACGGTGCTCGTGAATATGCTCAATGTGCGCTTCACTTGAAGGACGAGGACAGAGAGCTGGCAGACGTTTACGTGTCTCTAGCTCGCACTGAACTCGACCATTACCAAAAGCTCTACAACCAGATGACTCGCGTCATGACGAATTATCGTTCTGAGCACGGAGATCTGTCACAAGAACTGCAGGAATTCTACGATTGGCAACGTACCAAGACCCTAGACTGCATGGCTGAGGTCAAGGTGCTTGTCGACTCGTACAAGTAGGTCAGATGGGAGATGGCGTGCTAGATTCTAACATCCCGCTACGCGACGCATTCTATCTGCTTTTTGGAATAGCCTCATTTGCAGGAGTCTTGTACGCCATTTTTTCAGGCAAGACCAAAAGTGTCGGCGACGAGCGCGAACGAATTGTCCGCATTGACGAAAATCTCAAGGAAATGCGCAGCGACGTCGCCGACATTAAGGCTGAATTACGTCAAACAAAGAGCATGATGTCTGACCATGAACGACGACTCATAAAGTTGGAAGAAGAACAGTCGTCAATGTGGAAACGCATCGACGAAATAAAAGAAAAGATCTGTTAGGAGGAAAAATGTTGAATATCAACTGGGGGGTGCGATTGAAAAACCCTGTCTTCTGGGCACAGGTAATGTGTGCTATCGTGCTCCCACTTATCGTGGGCGTTGGTGCCCAGTGGGAGGACATGACCAGCTGGATCAAGCTCGGCGAGACTATCGTCTCTGGGCTCCAGAATCCCGTTGTGGTGGTCTCTATGATCGCAAGTCTGTGGGCTTGCATTACTGACCCGACCACTAGCGGTACGTCTGATAGCGAGTCTGCTCTCGCACGAGATTATCTCAAGGGGAACGTTAAGCGTCCTGGTGAGGTGAACGAGTAATGGATTTTGAGAATCTCAATGCAGACGTGAATAAAATCCTCACGAAACACTTCACCAAGGGTCGTGGCGGCAACGAGATCCAGTTTGTCGTTGTTCACTACAATGTTGGAGACCTCACCGTAGAGGGCTGCTATAGCGTGTGGCAGACTCGTGAGGCTTCCGCCCATTATCAGGTAGAATCGTCTGGACGCATTGGTCAGCTCGTCTGGGATGGCGACACAGCATGGCATGCAGGAAACTGGGGTGCAAATCAAAAGTCCATCGGTATTGAGCATGCCAATCAGGGAAATTCCATGACAGATGCTTGTATCGAGAATGGTGCGCATCTGTGCGCTGCAATCTGCAAGTACTATGGTCTTGGTCGTCCAGAGTGGATGCGGAACGTATTCCCGCATTGCCACTTCTCCTCTACCAGTTGTCCTGGACCTCTCAAGGAGGGGACGTCGTATCACAACAGATACATGAAGCGTGCTCAGTATTGGTACGATGTAATGACTGGGACGCAGACCGAACGTGCAGGCTGGGTGAATCAAGACGATAAATGGTGGTATCGCCATTCAGACGGTTCTTATACGACAAACGGATGGGAACCGATCGATGGCAAGTGGTACCACTTTGATTCTGAAGGCTGGATGCAGACTGGCTGGATTCTAGACAACGATAAATGGTATTATCTTACGGATTCTGGAGCCATGGCGACTGGTTGGGTTAGTGTTGATGGAAAATGGTATTACCTAGACGATTCTGGTGCTATGGCGACAGGGTGGATCGATGTTGACGGTAATCGTTACTACCTTGACGATTCAGGCGCAATGGCTACTGGTTGGCTCATGTATGAAGGGTCTTGGTACTACCTTGACGGTTCTGGTGCAATGGTAAAAGATTCCATGATTAATGTCAATGGCGAAAATTACGCCATTGATAAAGATGGAAAGATGATCACTGGAGACCTGGAATTTTACGCTGCAGAGTCTGGACAACTTAAAGCTCGTAAAAAGTCCGAAGCCTAATGGCACATCCCGCATATGCGGTTGTGTACCCCTCAGGTGTTTGCCGTGCCTGAGGGGTTTTCTTTTTCCATTCCGGATCACGTATTTTTGCCTGAGGAGGGAGAGACTCTCTCTCTCTCTCTCCTCCTTCGAATCTAGTGCTCTCTTAGGTATGATTCATTATAGAAAATCACGTGGGCGGTTGGAAGCACTCAATCAGTTTTCACCTTTTGAAAAATTGATTAACGTCAACCTAGAGAGAGAGAGAATCTCTCTCCTTAGAAGAAAATACGTGATTCTCAATGCGATTGCATGAAAACAGAGCGATAATGTGAATGTCGTATGATTTCGACAGAAAGGATCAATATGGAAATCAACGAGATGAAGGAAAATGGTAGGTACAGCATCGCCATCAAAGCAAACGGCAGCGTCTGGAAGAAGATAGCTGCTGCAGCAGACAAAAATGGAGTATCTGTTAACAAGTTCATGATTGATTGTGCTCGCACTGGATGGAAGAACGCAGGCATCGAGGTATTGTCTGAAAACGACTTCGAAGAATTGAAGGAAGAATATCCCCTGCTTGAAGGATACTTATCTGCTTATGCAGATGCTGTTTCTGTCACAGGAATTGTAAAATTCACGAATGTCACTCCCCAGACAGCGCTTCAAATAATTAATAAACTGGTAAATGAAGGCCGCTTGATTAAGAGTCGTAGCTGTGGCATATGGAAGTATGTCAATGGAGATGATGCTACGCTTAAGATGTTTGCAATGTCGTGGCTTAAAGTGGACGATGAAATCCGAAGGTATGCCGTCCAATTTATCCAAGAAGTCGGAAGCTACCGACCAGCAGAAGCTATGTCGACTTGGACAGACCGCATAAGAGACGATTTGTCTGCATCGGAGTCGTACGAGCTTTTCCTTGCAGAGCATCAACTCAGCGATGACTTTGGATTCGAATCGTACGTGAAAAGCGAGATATCGAAAATCTCTGAAGCGTTTGATATCGAAGGCGTATCCCATAAAAAGAAGTCTGGAGGTATAGACATTAATCCAAATATCCTCCAGGAGATGAACAGACGAGATATCGATTTCGATGGCTGGGACGACCTCGTGTAAAAATATTTTCAATATTTTTCAGATTCCCGATAGAAGTTGAACAATCTTGAGGGATAATAACGTTGTCAAGAAGTTCAACAACTACGACAGGGAGTCAACAATGAAGAGCGTTAAGAACATGAACGACATCGCCGCTATCGCTACTGCCAAGGTCAACGAGCTCATCGCGAACGGTTTCATCTTCAACTTCGGCACCATGGCTGGTTCTCAGGGTGACGATTTCAAGGCAGACCTCACCAAGGACGGCATCACCTACCGTATTCGCGTCTTCCACGAGAACAAGAACTTCAACAGCATCGAGGTTCTTGAGGTTCGTAAGTATGAGCAGGACTTTGCCGACGACAGCTTCAGCACCATCTGGAATCAGGACGGTGAAGTCGTCGAATCTCACGTTTGGTATCGCATGGAGAATCGCAACGGCTATGTCTACACGGACGACGCTGATGCTTTTGAAAACGCCCGTGAACTCCATTACACTCGTGTTGCAAACAGCAGGAGCAATGACACCAAGAATGTCATCTCCCCTGAGAAGGTCATCGAGAAAATTCGCGCTCATCGTGGCTACAAACGCGCACAAACCGAGGACATCAAGTGCATCGTCCGTAAGAACGACGAGCGCACAGGAAAAGTTTCCTACATCATCTTTTTCAATCGCCTTGTCTCGAAGACTGCAGACCGAACCCTCGAGCTGAACTAACTCCTTCAACTGACCCAGCACTTTCTCGGTACTGGGTCAGTTATTCCCCAGTAAGGATTCATCATGAAAAACATTCTTAAGAAAATCTGCCTGACGATCATAGCAACGATTCTCGTAATGTGGATTTGGAATCAGATCTTCCCGCATCAGTTGTCAGACACTCAAATCGACACTATTTACGAGACACCAGCTGCACCAGACGGATACTCAGAAATGAACGGATTCTACCACACATCTCTGACAGAACAGAGCACGTGTGCCACAGACAAGTTCCCCATCGGAACAAAGGTATCGATCTGGTGTGGTATCGGTGCCAAGCGTGGCTCGTCGATCGAAGCCAAAGTCGTATCGAACCAGGTCCACATCGATACAGTCGATACCATTGAGTTCTCTGAAGACATCAATGACTTCTTCGCAGGTGGAACCACGATGTATGCTGTTTGGGTGAAGGAGGTCTAGTATGGGGAAGACACTCCTTCCATATCAGAAAGCAGGAGCCAAAGGTCTCCGTAAACTCAAGCGAGGCATCCTCGCAGACGACATGGGTCTGGGGAAAACTATACAGGCAATAGCCGCTGCAGCCCAGAAGACTAACCAACATATCTTGATAATCACCCTGAATGGGCTTCAGAACAACTGGAGAGCTGAGATATGCGACCTGCTAGGGCAAGGTCAGGACATCGAAGTCTACGATGGAAAACAAGTGATTGGAACGTCCCGTTGGACCATCATCCACTACGAGGCTGCTCGGCTTGAGCGCAATGCCAAGGTTCTGTGTGACCGCAAATGGGATGTCCTGATCGTTGACGAGGCGCATAGGTGCAAGTCTCACAAGGCTCGCACCAAGGCAGGCAATGCCACGAACTACGGCATCGTTAACAAGCTGTCGTATCGCAGTCGTGAGTTGTATTTGTTGACTGGCACTCCCATGCGAGAGAATCCTGCAGACGTGTGGGCACTACTACACTTCATCGACAAGAAGAAGTACAGCTCGTTCTGGCGTTGGATACCTACGTACGTCATCTATGAGCAAACGTACTTTGGCAAGAAGGCGTCTGGCTACCAGAACCTTGATCTGCTGTCTCGTGAGCTCAGCCAATATATGATCCGCAGACGGAAATGCGACGTGATCCACGATTTACCTCCCAAGCGCGTCCATACTATAAGGTGCGGCATGAGCGACAAGCAGTCCAGGATCTACACCCAGATGCTCAATGAGTATGTGGCTGAGGTTGAGAGCAATGTGTTCGTGACCGCTCCTGCTGAAGTCAGTAGGCTTATGCGCCTCAGGCAGATTGCCACGGATGCCAATTGCTTGACAGAGACTGCATTCTCTACGGTTATACCAAGCGGAAAGATCCAGACGCTCGAAGCTATGGTCCAGGAGATATGTGTTGAGCAAGACGAGAAGGTCGTCATTTTCAGCAACTGGGCTAGGGTGGTGGCATCCGTTGAGCGTACGCTCCGCAAATATGGATGCGTCACATACACAGGAGACACTCCGAAGCAGCAACGTGAGTCAGCTGTAAAACAGTTCCAGAACAATCCAAAGGTGAAGGTGTTCATCGCTACCATTGGTGCAGCTGGAACAGGATTGACGCTCACAGCTGCAAGCAAGATGATTTTCACAGACCGAGCGTGGACACCTGACGACAATGCTCAGGCTGAGGACAGAATCTACGCTCGTATAAACGACATCCACGGCGCAGACATCTACAAGCTCATCACAGCAGACACTGTTGACGAGACTATCGAAGCCTACATCAACGACAAAGAAGTAACCGTGGACACCGTCATCTCGAACATCAAAAGCGCAGTTCTTGCTACAAATCAATAAATTTTTAAATTTCTACATATTTTCCTCTGAAAATGGAGGATAATATTGGAACAATGACGACAGACAGGGAGAGGTGATCAAGAATAAAACTTAATATCTAATGGAAGGGTTATATAACCCAATTGTATTGCTCACCTTAATTTGAGAAGAAGGAGGTAAAATCAGTGATTACCGTAAGCAACAGTCGTCTCGCTTGTTTCAGGCGTTGTCCTCGTAAGTACGAGTATCGTTACGTCGACCAGCTGACCGCGAACGACAAGGCTCCCGCACTGATGCTGGGCTCGCTTGTCCACGAGTCCCTCGCAGAGTTCTACTCTCTCGAGAACAACGACAAGGACGTTAACGTTCGTGCTTCTATGGCTATGGCCATGTACGACAACAAGGTTGCTGAGGCGGCTACGGAGGTTCTCTCTGCAGGTGGCGATTCTGAGCGTTTTGACAAGGATTCGTTCATGGGTCGTCAGATGCTCAAGTACTACTTCGAAGAGGTCGCTCCCAACGACGATTTCACCCCAGTCGCTAGCGAGCTGAAGGTCGAGGTTCGTGTCCCGAATCCCAATGGAAAGTTCAGCTGGTGCACGTTCATCGGATACGTCGACGCAATCGTCGAGCGTGAGGGTCGTCTGTACATTCTTGAGCACAAGACTGCAAAGACGCTCGACACCAAGCACCTTATCACCGATACCCAGGTGACCCAGTATATCTGGGCTCTCCGTCAGATGGGCTATGACGTGTGTGGTGTGTACTACAACATCCTCAGGAAGTGCGATCCGTATTCCGCTCGCACCAAGGCTCCTTATCACTATCGTGAGGCTGTCTATCGTAACGATCGCGAGGTCGAAGAGTGTGGTCGTCAGCTGTACAATCAGTACATGGCGATGAAGCATGCAGACCGTTATGGCTTCTATTGCAATCCCACTCGAGACTGCTCTTGGGACTGCGAGTACCGTCCGATTTGCATTGCTGAGATGGAGGGTCGCATGAACGAGACTGACCTCCATGAGCTCGCAGGAGTCGAAGGCTTCCACGTGAAGCAGGAGTCGGAGTCCAACAAGAACCCTGACAACAAGATTGAGAAGGTGATTAAGAATGGCTAAGGACACCATTAAGATGCTAGTCTACGGAGACCCTGGCGTCGGTAAGACTGTATTCAGCTGCTCTGGCGACAAGACCATTTTCGTGGACGTCGAGGGAGGCTCCCTTTCTGTCCAGTCGCGTATCAAGTCTAAGAAGGTCGTCAAGAAGAAGTTCGAGACCTTTGATGAGATCGAGGACTTCATCCGCACCCTCCACGAGAAGGGTGGCGGCAAGGCAGATACGCTCGTAATCGATTCCGTCACTGAGCTCCAAAAGAAGCTCATGGACTATATCGTCGAGAGCCATCCTGAGGTGAAGCGTCCCTATGGTGATGGTCTCACCGTTGGAGACTGGGGATACAACACCGAGCGCATGCGTCGCTTCATTCGCATGGCTCGTGACCTTGACATGAACGTCATTCTCACGGCACTCGCCATGGATGAGAAGAACGAGGTCACTGGCGCTGTTAAGACCATGCCTAAGATGAGTTCCAAGCTTGCAGCAGACGTCTGCGGGTATGTCGATATCGTCGGTTATCTTTACGTCGACAATGTCGAGACTGAGGACGGGGTTGAGCCTATGCGTCGTATGCTGGTTCAGCCTGTTGGAGCCTATTACGCCAAAGACCGTTCTGGCATGCTTGGTACTGTCATCGACAATCCCACGTTCCCTGAGGTTTACGACATGATTTTCGGAGAGGAGTAAGCAATGGCTGTCGATTTGCTCGATCTGGGTGAGTTCACTGGTAATGAGGACGAAGGCACTGGTTTCAATCCGATTGACTCTGGTCGCTATCGCGCTACCGTGTTCGAGATTTCTCGTGAGGTCGGCAAGAACTCTGGTAAGCCTTATCTGAAGTGGTGCTTCCAGATTTGTGAGGGAGAGCCGTTTGCAGGTCGTCGTCTGTGGGGCAACACCTCTCTCAGCGACAATGCCAAGTGGCGTCTTGTCCAGGTGCTCAAGGCATGCGGTATTGACGTGCCTAAGGGTCGTCTCCAGCTGAATCCGAATGAACTGCTCGGCAAGGAGCTCATTCTGACTGTCGGTCTCGAGCCTGATGAGTACGCGAACGACCGAGACGGCACTACCGATCAGATGCGCAATGTCATCAAGGGTTTCGCTCCTACGAAGGGCGTCTCTAAGCCGAAGATTCAGGTGCCCGATGCTCCGAAGCCCGCTTCTAAGCCTACCCCTAAGAAGTCGGCTAAGAAGGCTGATAAGGCTCCTAAGAACGTAAAGGAAGAGGACGAGGAGCAGCCTCCGTTCGACGAGACTCCCGCTCCAGCTCCCAAGGAGGAGCCTCTGCCTGTGACTGATGTCGCAGACGATGACGACGATGATGATTTTGACTTCGAATAGGGTGTGAAATGTCTGCCCAGAATATGTCCATCAAGGACTACTTTGAATACGCATTTGGGCAGCAGCTGACACCTGACAGCAGCGGTGAAGTTGCTGTCAGGTGTCCTTGGCATAACGACAGCGTCGAGTCGATGTCTATCAATATTAATACGGGTCTGTGGACTTGTTTCGGATGCGGTCTCAAGGGAGACATCTACACATTCGTTCAGCTTTACGAGGACACAGATTTTAAGGGGGCTTGTAAGTGGCTTAGCGACCACGGTTTCGTTGGTGATGTAGAAATTGAGCTAGTCGGCGATGAATCGTCTAAGAAGCCCAAACTAATCACAAAGCGACCTAAGAAGGAGCTCCCTCCAATCTCCGATATCGTGATTGATGGTCTGGTAGACAATCTCTGGTGCAATTCGGCTGTGCTAGATTTTCTTCACAACAAGCGTGGATTCACTGACGATACTATTCGTCAGTTTAGACTCGGCTACCACAATGGTAGAATTACCATCCCGCTGTTCAATGAAGAAGGCTGCTATAACATTCGTCAGTACGACTGGGCTAAGCGTGATTCCTCTAAGGTGATCAGCTGGGAGCGTGGTCGTGGTGGCGTTACTCTTTTCCCAGACCCATCGCTGTGGAGCGATGACCCAATCTTCCTGTGTGAAGGTGAGATGGACTGCATCCTCATGCATCAGCTAGGCTTCAATGCGGTCACGTCCACCAGCGGTGCAGGTAACTGGAAGCCTGAGTGGAATCAATTGTTCCACAGTCGTGAGGTCAATATCTGTTATGACATTGACAAAGCTGGTCAGAACGGCATGGTCAATGTGGCGAACAACCTTGAGCATATCGCTTCATCCGTTCGTATACTGAATCTGCCCATCTCCGAGCCGTCCAATGGAGACGTGACGGACTGGGTAGTTGGCTATGGCGCGACTCGCGATGACTTCCAGCATCTCATCGATAAAACAGTTCCTCGCAATACCCTTCAGGACGAGGACGATAACGAGGTGTACGATGTTCCTCTCCATGAGGCTTCACTCGCAAAGTATGCTGGCAAGCGTATTCGTACTGCAGCTGTTGTTGCAGGCAAAGATCTGGAGCCTTACATCGTTCCAGACAGATACGTAGTCCGGTGTGCTTCTGCGAACAAGAAGAAGTGTACCGTATGTCCTATAGGTATAGCAGGTGGCACGCTGGAAGTGAACATTCCGAAAGACTCTCCGAACCTCATGAAGCTTCGAGGTCTTAGCGATTCTGTCCAGCGTACGAAAATGAAGGAGTTCGCAGGTGCGCTCGGTGACTGTACTGTAGATTTGGACGTGATTGACAATGTCAACATTGAAGATCTTGTCCTCATTCCTGAGCTTAGCTGGAACGACGAGAACCAGAGCTACGTGACTCGTCACGTCAGCATCGTAGACCACGGTATTCAGGCAGGTAAGAGCTACGTGTTCACTGGTATAACCGTGCCAGATTCTTCCACGCAGCATGCCACCCATTTGTTCTACGACAAGGAATGGAGCGAGGACGACATCAGCTCGTTCGAGATGTCCGACAACTTGAAAAACGAGCTCAGCGTATTTCAACCTGCAGAGGGTCAGACAGTCCGACAGAAAATGGACGAAATCATTCGTGATTTGTCTACGAATGTGACGTCGATTTATGGCAGGAACGATGTCCATATAGCCGTCGATCTGGCATACCATTCTCTGCTGCGCTTCGATTTTGATGGCAAGCCTTTGAAGCGCGGATGGCTTGAAGTTCTCCTGTTCGGGGACACTCGTACGGGAAAGACCGAGACTGTTCAGCAACTCATGCGACACTACAGGCTCGGAGAGTTCGTCACTGGCGAGGCATCCTCGTATGCAGGTCTTGTCGGTGGTCTGCAACAAGTCAACAAACGTTGGCAGATCACATGGGGAAAGATTCCTCTGAACGATCGTCGACTGGTCGTTATCGATGAGGCGTCCGGTCTCACTCAGGACGAGATTGCGAACATGTCTGGCATTCGTTCCAGTGGCGTCGCAGAGATCACGAAAATCCAGACTGAGCGTGCGCTTGCACGTACGCGCCTTATTTGGATCTCCAACCCTAGGTACGGAGATAACGTTTCCAGCAGGACATATCCTGTCGAGTTTATACCTCAGCTAATTGGTAAGGCTGAGGACATTTCCCGCTTTGATCTGGTCGTTTCTTCTGCAAGTGAGGATGTTGATTCAAAGGTGATCAACAGCAACACCACTGAAGAAGTACCGCATGTGTACACGAGTGAGTTGTGCCACAATCTGATTATGTGGGTATGGTCTCGTCGACCTGAAGACGTTTTGTTCTCCAAGCAGGCTCGCAAGCTTATTTACGAGTTGTCTGTTAAGATGGGCGAGGGGTACACTTCAGAGATTCCTCTCGTCGAGAGCGCAGATTTCCGTGTTAAGCTGGCTCGAATGGCAGCGGCGTGGGCAGCTCGTTTGTTCTCAACGGATGACGGAAACCGACTGCTTGTGAAGAAGGAGCATGTCGAAGCTGCTGCACAGTTTGTTGATGAGTGTTACAAGAAGTCCTCGTTCCGATACAAGCAGTTCAGCGATGCTCGTGCCAAGGAGAACGAACCGCTTGGAGCTTCTCGAGATGACGTGATTAAGTGGCTGGAAGATGAGCCTCTTGTGTTCCAGTTCTTGTCATCGTACGACGAGTTCAAGAGGCAGGATATCGAAGACTTCTGTGGCATGACGAGAGAGGATTCGGCGAATATCACTAGATATCTCTCGAGCCATCGCCTTGTAAGGCTGAGCCGTGGTACGCTTCGAAAGACGCCGATGTTCATTAAATTGCTGGAAGAAATGAGGAATCAATGAGTGTGGCAATCATCGGTGCAGGTATGACTGGTCTGCTTGCAGCAAAGGCTTGTATGGACAAAGGCATTGTTCCGACCATCTTGTCTGCCACTAAGCCGAATCCAGGTCATGGTGTCCGCTATCTTCATGACAATTGTGGACTCCCGTTGAAGCCCATTGAAATCGAGACTGCATTCGTGGGCTATGGTGACAAGTTCATGCGTTGGAACAAGGCGGACCAGAGGGCTATGGCTGAGCTGTATGCCATTAAGACTGGAGCTTCCCAGACGAACAATTCCATCCATAGGTCTGTGAAAACTGTCAAGGCGTACAACTGGATGGATGCATGGAGCATGCTCCAAGGTCTGCGAATCACAGAGGACGAGGTGATGCCTAGCGACATGCGAGGTCTGTCTCGTAAGTTCGACCTGGTAATCAACACAGCTCCCTTGAACAAGATTTATCCGCATTCGAAGTCTCAGTGCTTGTATCGCGAGATGTATGTGTCTGACTGCAGTCCGCATCCAGATCACAACGGCTGGGCTTCAACTCCAGACAACATCATCGTCTACAATGTTGACATTGATGCCCCTTGGACACGTTACAGCAGGGTCGACGGAGTCGAGCAGACAGAGTATCTGCGACTTGTTGAAGGTGCCCACAAGGTTATCAAGGTAGACGGTAAGGCTAAGTTCTACAACCACCAGGACAATGTTCTTCTACTCGGTAGGTACGGAAAGTGGGACTCGACATATATGGCTCACATGGCATACTATGATACGATGTCTCGTCTTGAGAAGATGGGTCTGGGCAAGTGATGAACGGATACGCGATTGTAGATTGCTACAAAGGCTATTCGCTGAAAATGTCGAAGCCTGACTCTGAAGGCGACCATGGCTTTCTGGTCATCATGGACGAATTTCCAAGCACGTCCATTTACATCGGTCACGGTAAAGACGTTCATCACTTCATCGATTGGTACAGAGGACTGATCGATAAGTATGGCTACATAAGCGGATTGGGGATGCCATCTGTGAAGAATCAGAACCGAAAGAAGGTCTTTGTTGACCTTGACAATGTGATGGCAGACTACGGAGGTGACTTCCTGCGATGGGCTACCAACGGTCAGCTTAGTCCGTCTCCGAACGACCTGACGTCGCTCCATCTGAACGAGATTCTGTGTCTTGATGATGCAGACTACGCTGAGCTTAAGCGTAGGTGGCGCGTGGAAGGTCACAAGCGCAACATGACCATGATTCCAGGTACGCATGGCGCTTTGAGGCGTTTGTCCCAGTGGTATGATGTGGTCATTATCTCCAGTCGCCCTGCTGACAAGTACGACAATATTCGTGAAGACACAGAATACTGGCTTAAGCAGCACGACTTGCAGTACAGCGAACTCGTGTTCACGAAGGAGAAGTTCGACTACGTTCACGATCATTACGATGTGGATGACGTGCTGGCGATATTCGACGACGATCCTAAGAATCTGGTCAAATTCGCAGGTAAGCAGACTGTTCAATGCTACATTGTTGATCGTCCATACAACAGGACTGGTGCACCGTTTGTGCATCGTTTTCGCACTTTGTATGATGCAGCATGCCACTTTATTGGAATGAATGAACCGTGGAAGGATGAACGATGATTATCTCTATCGAAGGTATTGATGGTGCAGGCAAGTCTACGCTCGCAGCTCGTCTGAGTGAGGAACTGGGCTTTCCCGTTCTCGATTTGAACAAGGACATGCTTGAGCCGTATGAGTACGTTCATGGGAAGTTCCGCCATTCGGCTCCGTGCTTCGACCGAGACTCGTGGAAGGTCGCAGCTGTGGCAATCCAGACTCTCGACAAAGCTGGGGCGAACGCAATCCTCGACAGGACCACGCTGTCTTGCTGGGCTTATCAGCAGCGTACGGATTCAAATCTTGAGTATCTTGCACAGGTGATTAAGGATGTTAAGCCTGTCATCGTAATGCTGGACACAGACGTCGACACTTGCATGGAGCGAGATCCTGATGTGTGCAAGGCAGGCTGGGGATATGATGATCTTGTCTATCAGAAGCACCGCATGCTCGCAGCATCTGAGTGCTTTGCTCGTGCTGGTGTTCCCGTGTTGACGCTTCATCAATGCAAGACGTCTGCAAGCAATATCTGCAAGGCGATCGTGAAAGATTTGAAGGAGGTGAATCTGCTGTGAAAGACGATTTCGTAAACCTTCACTGCCACAGTGAGTTCTCTCTGTTGGATGGCATGCCTCGTGTAGAAGATTATGTCGATTGGGTCGTCGAGCACGGTCAGCCTGGAATCGCAATCACAGACCACGGTGCTATGGGCTCTGGATACGCTCTGCTTAAGGCGGCTTCTAAGGCTGGAATTAAGGGTATTGTTGGCATCGAGGCTTACATTGTCCCCGATGCAAGCAAGCACGTCAAGGGAGAGCGCAGAAGCCATGTAACACTGCTTGCAAAGAGCTGGAAGGGTTGCCAAAACCTTTTCAGATTGTCTACCAAGGGTTGGACAGATGGCTTCTACAATCGCCCTCGTATTCAACCCAGTTGGCTTAAGGAATGCAGCGAGGACGTCATCTGTTTGTCTGGCTGCATGGATACGATGTTTGGGAAGGTGAAAGATCCTCTCAAGCTCGGTATGCAGATGGCAGAGATTTTCGACGGTCGCTTCTTCATGGAGATCATGCCGACGAAAATCGACAAGCAGACTCCCATCAACATGACTGCCATCAAAGTCGCGAATACGCTCGGATTGCCTCTGGTCGCAACTCCAGACTCACATTACCTTCGAGATTGGCAGCAGTACCACAAGTACTACCTCGGTACTGGTTCAAAGGGCAAAGTGTGGGAATTCGATGACAACTGCTTCCATCCGATGACTCGTAACGAGATGGGCGGTCTGCTTCTGGCGAATCACCCATACCTCACACAGATGGACATTGGTCGTGCGCTTGACGGCACTGTGCAGGTGTGCGATATGGTTGACATCCAGATGCCACAGTGGAAGTCGCTCACCCCTCAACCGTATCCTGGTCTGTCTGATGACGAGGAATATGAGAAGCTGCGTGAGCTTACGTATGCTGGAATGGCTCAGCCAAAGTGGGATGGGAAGCGCGATGACTCAAGATATATCGAACGGCTCGAATATGAGCTTAACTACATCCACGAACAGGGATTCGTCCGATACTTCCTCCTCATTGACGACATGCTTGAATTCGTTCGAAGAAGTGGTATCTTCTATGGTCCAGGTCGTGGATCAGCTGGTGGAAGCCTTGTCTGCGCTGCTCTCAGAATTACAGACCCTGACCCAGTCGCTCACGACCTTATGTTCGAGCGATTCCTCGCACCAGGACGTGAGGAGCCGCCAGACATTGATCTGGACTTCGAGGATTCGCGTCGACAAGAGATCAAAGATTATCTCATCGAAAAGTATGGTGAAGCGAACGTCGCCTCGATGGGGATGTACGGCAATCTCGGGGAGAAGATGGTGATGCAAGACCTTGCACGTTGCATGGACATTCCTCGTGCAGAAGTGAACAAGGCATCTTCCCTCGTCACCCCAGGAGACAAGGGCAGTCAGAAGCTCGCATCGTCTCTTGCTATCGTTACCGACATTCTAGAAAACACAATCCCTGGCAAGCAGCTGTGCTCTAAGTATCCAGATTTTGAGCCTGCATGCAAGCTTCTGTTGAATCGCAAGCGACAGCGCGGCGTGCATGCTAGCGGTGTCCTAGTCAGTCCGTTCCCGCTCACAGATGCCATGCCACTTGATGTTCGCAATGGTGTTAAGTGCTCGGTGTTCGACGGTCATGAGTGCATGGCTATGGGATTCTTGAAGCTCGACATCCTCGGCATTAAGACACTCAGCATCATTCGAGAAACGTGCGACTTGAGTGGCATAACTCGAGATGATCTGTTGGCTCTTGACTACGCAGACCCTGCAATCCTGGCAGACTTCCACGAGGGGAAGACCAATGGTGTGTTCCAGTTCAACTCCCAGGGGATGACTGGGCTGCTTAGGGAGATTCCTGTCGATTCGTTCGATGACCTCGTGGCCGTCAATGCGCTGTACCGTCCAGGAGCAATGCGCTCAGGTCTGTTCCAGAAGTATGTTGACCGTCGAGCTGGTCGTGAAGAGGTGCCGTCTCTTCACCCTATCTATGATGAAATCACGAAGGACACTGAAGGCGTCCTCGTGTATCAGGAGCAGATTATGCTCATCTTCGGACAGCTGGGCAACTATGACCCCCATGGCGTAGACCGAATGCGTGAGATGATTAAGCGTCAACCAGGCGTCGCTGTGTTCAACAAGGAGCTCCCCGCATTCCTTGAAGGTGCCACTTCCCATGGCATGAGCGAGTACGATGCCCGTAATCTGTTCCAAGAGATGGTACACTTTGGTTCGTATGCATTCAACAAGTCCCACGCATTCCAGTACACTCAGATCGGCTACTGGTGCATGTGGCTCAAGCATTATCACCCAGTCGAGTGGTATTGTGCTCTGATGAACTGTGAGCACGAGGATGACAAGTTCCGTTCTGCGCTTACAGACGCCATCCAGCATGGCGTAAAAGTGTTTTTGCCAGACATCAATCACAGTGGACGTGAAAGCCGTATTGTCACGAACAAACGTGGCGTAAAAGCCATTAAGCTCGGTTTAACGCACATCAAGGGCATGGGCGACAAAGCCGTAGACGATATCCTTGAACACAGACCGTATGCAGACTTTGATGATCTGTATAATCGCGTGACTCGTCGTGTTGTGAACAAGCGTGTGCAGGAATCTATTCAGGTGTTGGGACTGCTAGGCGCTGCTAATCGCCCATGGGATGAAGACTATCTGACGTGGCGCAATCGGTATCCGCTTCCTGTTAACCATCAGGCTCTGGCTCACCTTGACAGCATCGCAGGATACAAGGAAATCCCGTGGACGAATATCGATTCGCTGCAAGGCAAGTCTGGCTCCGTTTATGTGCGCGGTGTAATCACGTCTGTTAAGAAGAAGAATCACGACGGTAAGAAGTCTGCTGTAATTCAGCTAAACGATTCGACAGGCGTGATCGGTGTTTACATTGGAGGAGACATCCTCGAAGAGTACGGCAATCAGCTGAAGAGCGGAAATTCGTTCTTCTGTAGAGCAAGCAAAAACAGCGGTAACGACGATACGCTTTTCGCTAAGAAGCTGATCGTCGTGGGAGGAGAAAACGATGAATGATGTCAACGGTGTTCGGAGGAACGTGTATCCACTTGAGTGTCCTCACTGCGGGGCTGATCTCACCAAGGGAGCTGGAATTCTGAAGTACGCAGTGTCTGGTTGTCAGAAGCTGCGAGTTCTTAAGAACGGACTCAGTACTCCCGTGTCTATATCTCGTCCCGCACCGATGTTGTCTCTGTGTGCTTCATGCGGTGGCAGGATCATGACTGAGTCTGCCTATCTGACTGAAGACGGTCAGCCCATCGCCCATTCAGTGCCAGATGACAATGATCAGGACGACCTGCCTTCTCAGCTCGGTGGCGAAAATATTCCACAAATTGAAAATTCTGGTGAAAAATAGCCAGATCATGGCGCATAATATCTCCTGACGACAAGACAGGAGGTGAAAAATGAGCCGATACGTTTTTAGTTACTACGATGGAGACGAGCTGGTTCTCTATCGTGAGTCTCAAACGCCCGACGATCCTGAGTCTGACATGCCGTACCTTGGATTTCACAAGGAATGCACCGAGGCGATTGTCGAGTACAAGAAGACTCACCCCAACGCTAAGGGTCACGGTCAGATTGCAGACAACGTGACAGACGGAATCGTCAAGCGCTGGAATTCGTAGTTAACGGCATGCTCCTGGAGGGTAAGTATGCCTTCCAGGAGCTTATCAGAAGGGATGAGAAATGGTAAAGGTAAGTTGCATATCCGCGACTCCGCAGCCAAAGAAGGTGATTGCTGCAGGAGTCTTGAACATGCGAGGAGACATGCGTCATTCGCTCGACGATATCTCCGATGCCGAGGCAGACGAGATTTTCGCTGAGATGCAGAAGACTGCGCTTAATGGCGTGTTCGAGTGGATTACGCTCGTGTTTCAGGTGGATGGAGTGTCTCGTGCATTCACGCACCAGGCTGTCCGCCATCGTGTCGGATTCAGTTACTCCCAGGAGTCAATGCGATTCACCAAAGTCGAAGACATGGATGTGATTTGTGGTCCGTCCGTGAAGACAGACGGGCAGAAAGCTCTCTGGAACGACACGATGAAGAGTGTTGAGGATGCATATCATAAGCTCATCGATGCAGGTGTCGAGACTCAGGATGCTCGTGGCGTTCTGCCTACGAATGTTGTTACTCGCATTGGCATCGGCACCAATTATCGTGCTCTGGTCGGTCTGGCTGGCGATAGGCTTTGCCTCCAGGCGCAAGGTGAATGGCGCGAGGTAATCCGCCAGATGAAAGAGGAAGTTAGGCGCGTATGGGGTGATGATTTTGCAGACCATCTGCAGCCTGTCTGCGAGCATGAGCATCGCTGCAAATTCGAGTCTGTGTTCGACCGTCCGTGTCCTCTCCAGAAAAAGTGGAATCGATAGAAAGGAATCAACCATGAAGAATGAAATCAAGCAGCACCGTATTGACAACATCATGGATCTTGACCGTGGTCGCTACTACGACTGCATGGGGGCAATCGCTCGACTGATGGATGGCTTCGACATCCCCTCCGAGTTCCAGCTTAACCTCCTCCTCGACATGCACGATGCTCTCCGCAGTGCTCTGAAGGAGTGCAACTCTGACGATAATGACCAGTTCCTGTCGCTCAGCGAGATTGACGATGTGACCAAGAAGAAGCTGGCTCAGTGGCACAAGGATGACGAGAAACGTGAGGACTTTCTCCGTCGCCTTGAGCAGTTCGCAAATTTCCTGTCTGACAATAGTGGCGAATGCCATGGTTGTGATGATGATTTCGAGGACTGCAAGTAGACCTCTCTGTTTGTTCACGGACGAGTCTCCTCGGAGGCTCGTCTATTTTTCGTTAAGGAGTGATAATGGAAGACGTAATCGTACGTTATTTGGACGGCGCTAGCAAGCTTGAGCGCCATGGTGCTTGGATCGATCTGGCTTGCAGCGAGGACGTTTCCATGAAGCAGGGTGATGTACAAATCATCCCGTTTGGCATCAATGTCAAAATGCCAGAAGGCTTCGAGGGGATCCTCGCCCCTCGCTCGTCTACTTGTCTGAAGCATGGTATCCTGATGGCTAATTCAATCGGTATCATCGATAACGAATACTGTGGTAATGAGGATGTCTGGGGGTTTGTGGCATATGCTACTCGAGACACTTTCATCCCAGCTGGTACGCGCATAGCTCAATTCCGCATTCAGCCTATGATGCCTGAAATCAATGTGATCGAGACAGACGATATGGGCTGTGCTTCTCGTGGCGGGTACGGATCCACAGGCGAGTATGCAAGCGAGGTCGATGGCTAATGAAGACCATTCGACTCAGAGAAATGACTGACGAGGAATACAAGCTCGTTACAAAGAGCGTATGTCCTGTTTGTGGCAGCGGTGAGCATGCTCGAACGAGTTTCGGAAATATCACATCTACAGGTCGTTGCGTGGACGTGGTGTGCGATGAATGTGGAGCTGCATGGTCTCTGTACGCTACAGGCGATGGTTCTCTCCAGGAGCAAATGCGCATTCCTGAGACTCTGGACAAGGCACCTTCTCCTCGTGAAGTGGCTATGGATGACCTTCTCCATCTGTCCGATAACAAGCTCAGGCGCATGAAGAAGAGTGAGCTCATCGCTCTCGCCATTGACCTTGACGAGGACGACATCGCTCGTCTTAACAAGCCTGAAATGGTCGAGGCACTCATCTGCATTCGAAATGAGGCGCATTAGAATGGGCAAGAAGCGCAACAATGCACCAGACTGGTGCGTCGCCCTAGGCTCTCGTCTTGCTAGCCGTTGCATGCCTGTAGAGGGTGTTATTGAGGCCATTATGCTTGACGTTGAGATGTCTGGCGAGGATTATGCCAAACGTAAGTGGGAACATATCGCTGAGGAGGAGAAGCAATGAGCGCCATATCTGTTTGCGGAATGATATCTGTGATCATCGGATTTTTCGCTCTTATCGCATGTTCTTCTGAAAAGCTGAATGGCGACCCTGAATATACGTATAAGGCTGGAGTCATTTTGACTTTTTCTGGACTGATACTGATTGCGATTGGCGGTGGGCACATCTAATGGGAAAGAAGCAAAACAAGAAAAAGGCTGTCAGGCTGCTGATCGTCTATAAGAATCAAGAGACTCAAAACCTAACATTTCTACGACCGCTCAATAGATCAAACTGTGAAGTGGCTGTCGTGGCTTTGTTTACGGCTATCGGTCCAGAACGTCCACGCCTTATAGAGGCGTATGACGAAAACGATGGTTTTGTAGGTTCGTGGTCTTTCAGACCGAAAGAAGAGAACGATGTCGTTGATGCAGAAACCGTCCAAGAATAAAGAATCGACTGGAGTAAGTGTATTCCAACGAGTTCTTAATCGTCCGCACAGAGGTGTGTTAGCTCTTGACCCAGGAGGAACAACAGGCTGTGCTTGGAGCTACAAGAATGTCGTGAACGTCGGATACTCAATGGTGCCTCACGACCAGACCATTAAGTGGATGGAAGAGTTTCTGCGCAATGCTGGTCCATCCATTCAGGTGGTCGTAATCGAGAAGCACACTCCTCGCATCGGAGTCACTATGGGTCGTGAAGCCACGATGACTATGGAGCTGGTCGGTGGTTGCGCTGCAGTGGCTGAGCGGAATGGATGCGAAGTCGTGTGGCATACGGCGTCTCAGATGAAGACTGTGCCGTGGTGCGACCTAGGCAAGGGTGTTCACGCTAAAGATGCCGCCAAACACCTCGCCAGATTCCTACTTGATGATGCTGGAGCCAATGGACTGATTGAGCTCTGATTCTGAAAATATTTCGGAGCCTTAGAATGGGTTCTAACAAGAGAAACACCGCAGACTCATGCAAGTGCTGCGGTGTTTCTACATGCTCACGTTAGAATTGGTTTGAATCACGTGAATTGCCGCCTGTGTGGTTCAGCGTCTGAATGTACTGCCAACGACCAATGCACGAGTCCCAAAACACCTCATCCAGACGCTTAGAATCGGACTTTCTGTTCGTTCGAAGCTTCAGATAGGCTTTTCGAGCGTTCAGCTTGTTTTCGTAGATCGCATGGAAGTAAAGCCTATCGTTCCTGTGGAGCGTCAAACGGTAAAAGCGCCTACTCATCGAACAGCTCCTCGTAGTCTTGGTCGTCTGTCATATCCTCCAGCGCAGTGACGATGCCATCGTAAAGCTCGTTCGGCATCACGTCGTACAACGAGCGGACGATGGAAGGGTGGACTCCGAACTCGTCTGCGAGTTCGTAGATGCGAGCGCGGTCTGCTTCAGGAATGTGTGCCATGATTAATCCTCCAATGCCTTCTGACCATCGAGTCGATGAGAACGAATTGAGTCCTGAGCAGCTTGACGACCGCTCTCGTGAGCGCCTAGAATATTGCGATACCTCATGCCCTTGCAAGAGTCGAATTTGCTACTGAGCTCAGACCAGCCGTCCTCCACGGCTTTAGGTGTGACGAGCATGAGAGCCTGGCATTGCTTCTCAAGCTCAGCTTGAACACCTTCAAGGAAGCCGTGAGCGAATGCATTGTACACTCCAGCACCAGTACCGAATTCCTTACGATAGCGCACGCATTCACGATTAGCCATGCGGTCGGACACGTCATACAGGTACTCGAACGTGGTCTTCGCAGCCTCAGCATCTGCCTCGTAGCCGTAGAAGTTAGCTACGTAGTGGCCAGCACGACCAGAACGATAGACCTTGCAGCGAAAGTTCTTGGCAATGACGGTGGCAAGGGTGATGAAGTACGTGGTCTTACCAATCGGACCAGTGGGAATCTCCGTGATGACAAGCTCAATCTCGTCCTCGTGGAGCTCAGAAGCCTCAATGTCGTAATCTGCCATGAGTTTCTGTGCCTTGAGAGCTGCGGAAATTACCTCCTCCTTGGATGGGTTGTTGTTGGACAGCTCGATGAGTTTGCGGATCTTGGAAATGATGGAATCGCGAGACATGATTTTCCTCCAGTCGAAATGGTCGTTAACGTACGTAGCAAAGGGTGAATGCGAGGTACTCAGCAGCGAGCTGCATATCGTCGAAAGAGTCGAATCCGCTTAGCTGCTGGTAGATCTCTCCACACTCGATGGCATGGTCGTCTTCCTCGTCGAAGACCTGAATTGCGAGGCTGTCGTTGTCATCGCAGCACATAACGATCGCAAAACCGTTCACACGAGCGGTCGGGTATCCGCAGTACCCCTCGTCGTCGATCCAGTTGAGAGCTGAGTTCATCATCGTTGCCACCTTTCGGTCGTAGTTCCCTGACAACGTCATTATCTCTCTAAATAGTTGAACTATTATCGGGAATCCAGAAAATCTTGAAAATATTTTGAGAAAAAGGCTGGGCAGGTCTACCCACCCAGCCAATAGATTCTACTTGCAGAACTTCTCGATAGCATCGCGTTCCTTCTCTGCAATCTCGGGGAGGAGAACGAGCATATCATAGAGCACGTCGCCGTACGCATCCACCTTGGAAGAAAAAATAATGCTATTGTCCCAGTTGTCAGCGGTGTAGATGTAGTCGCCAGTTGCCGTCAAGCGGAACATGCGTTTTCTGAGGGTGTCACGAGCGAGCACAGCCTGACGATACTCGAACACTATCGTGCGGAACGTGATGTCGTTGTAGAGAGACTCAACACGAGCGGCCACACGGTCGAGCGCAATCTCACCCTCCCACTTGCTAGCGAACAGATACATGCCGTCAACGAAGTCCTCGAAGGACATAGAAGTGGCAGAGGATGGAATGAAAGCGG